AAAACCCCGTCATATTTATTCCGCCGATGTTAATAACTGGATTTGCTAGATATGAAGCCATTTTAAACTCTCCTTCGTTCTGTCTTTACTTTAGTAATTAGACGTGGCCATTATGGGGATTATCAGTTCATAAGCGGGAAGCGACGTTCCGCCGATGTCGATATTTGTCGGACGGCCAGACATGACCGCCACGTTTTTATCGATCAGTTTTGCGACCATCGCCAACAGCGAACGCTCGCCGTCTAGATTCGCGGGTCCGAGGGTCATAATCTGGACGCTGAAAGTAGCTTTAACGATTTTGTTATTAAAACACTCGATCGATGGGCTGTTTATTAGGGCGCAAGGCGGAACGATATTACGGGGATCGTTTATCACTTGCAAATTGAGGATCGTTTGAAGGGTCGTCGTTAGATCGTCTAAGGCTTCATTTAGGAAATCCGTGTAAACGGTAGGCGTTATTGGCATTAGGCGACCTGCGGGCGGTCAATGCCTAACAGCTGGCGAATGATCCCGTTTAATCCCGTAACTGGGCTAACGCCCATATCTTGGAAGCTGGCGACGACTGGGCGGGACCTTCCGAGACTGGAAACGATTAGCCCAGATTCGGCGGGATCGTGGGGTGACGTCGTGGGGGACATGGCTTTAGAGTTTCTCGGGATTGATCTCATGTCGTGGCAACGTCACTATTTAAATCGGGTTCTTAGTTTTGCTCCAGCGGACGACGGACAATTAGATCTTGTTCATCGTTCGAGTGTTTGTTCCGTGGCGCGGCAAAATGGCAAGACCACTATTATCCAAGCTTTAATTTTATTTTGGCTTGTGGAAATGCCCAAGATCCGCGGACAAAAACAAACAGTCGTTTCAACCGCTCACCGACTCGACCTCGCCTGCCTCATGTTTGATGAGCTCGCGCCAAAATTAGAAAAACTAGGCGCGCATATAATCTGGTCCTATGGTCGTTATCAAGCGACCATGCCGGACGGCTCGCGCTGGTTCGTCAAAGCGCCGCGTCCTTCGATCGGTCACGGAATGAGTATTGATCTCGCGATCGCCGACGAAATTTTTGATATCTCCGAACAAGTTCTCTCGATGGGCTTGGAGCCGGCTCAACGTGCGCGCCGGTCGCCTCACATGGCGCTATTTTCAACGGCTGGGACGGAGGCCAGTACGGCTTTTATTCGGTACAGAGAAAACGGGCTTCGCCTCATTGACGAAGGGAAACCGTCGCCGTTTCTTTTCATGGAATGGAGCCCGCCACCAGACCTTGATCCAATGTCCGATCTTGCTTTCGGCTGGGCTAACCCAAGTCTCGGAACGACACTAAGGCCACAAACAATTCGAGCCGAGCGCGACGGTCCAGACCGCGCCGCCTACTTAAGAAGCTCAATAAATTTATGGATTACCGTTTCGAAGGGCTGGATCGAGACGGGCCGTTGGCCCGCGCTCCGGCACGATGGACCAATGCCCGCCGGCGGAGTGATCGCCGTCGAAGCCTCAATGGACGAATCGCGTTTCTTTGGTGTTCGCGCCGCTCCGCTACCAGATGGGCGCGTCGTCTGTACGGTCGCATTCATGGCCGAAACATATTCCGAACTTTGGGAAAAAATATTGAACGAAGCAAAAAATCCGTCAGTCCGTTTCGCAATAAGTCCGACGATCGACGTTCATTGTCCCCCAAGTTTCGAGCGTCGTCGCGTCGTTGTCGGCTACGGGGAAATTTTGAAATATACGCCAGTCGTTAAACAAATGATTCACGAAGGGCGCGTCCTCCATATGGGCGAAACCATGCTCGCCGAACACGTTCAACGAGCCGTCGCGGTACGAACCCAAGGTTCCGTCGCGGTATCAAGCCAACGGAGTCCAGGTCCTATTGAACTTTGCCGATGTCTAATTTGGGCCGCCGCTATGGCCGCAAGACCGACGCAAAATTCAAAACCTCTAGTTTTCGTAATGCCGAACTAAGATCGTCGCCGGCGGTCGGTCGGTTGACCTTGCCTTTCGTCGGGATCGGATATCGTCCCGATCGGCCGCTTCCCGTGACATACTTTAGAAATGGCTTTATTTAATCGCAAGACCGAAACCGTTTCGCCGGCTCCCGCAATAGTCGCGGCCGCTGGATCGAATGTCGGCGCGTCACAAATTGGAAACTTCATCGCCTATTCCGCTTCGGAAATGCGAGCCCGCGCGATGAGTCTCCCAACGGTTACACGTTCACGCGACCTTATTTGCGGAACGATCGGAAACTTAAAGCTTGAAATGTATCGCGAAGTATGGTCCGAGAATGAACGCGAAATGTCGGAGATCGATCTCGCGCCTCGCTCATGGATCGGTCGGATCGATAAATCCGTGACGAATAATTTCATACTTTCTTGGACGGCCGATGATCTTCTGTTTACCGGTCGGGCCTTCTGGTGGGTGGTCGAGCGTAGTGCCGACGGCTATCCCCTTAACTTCACGCGGCTACCTTCCAACATGGTCCAAACACTCGATCAGCAGGGCGGAATTTTTTACGGCCCGTCAAATCAAATTCAATTTAACGGAATGCCTCTTGACTCGCGCGACGTAATCCAATTTCTAAGCCCGATCGAAGGGCTCAATTTCACTTCACGGCGCGCAATAGAAACCGCGCTTCGCATTGAGGAAGCCCGCGTCCGAAACGCTTCATCGTCCATTCCTGCCGGCGTCCTAAAAATTACCGAAGGGGAACCGATGAGCGCGGAGGACCTCCAGCAACTCGCCGCTCAATTTAATCTCGCGCGCATGACTAACCAGACGGCGGTCATTTCGCAAGGGTTGACGTACACGGAAACAAGTGCGACTCCGGACCGAATGCTTTTGATCGACTCCGCCGATTACAGCGCGAAAGACCTCTCGCGCGCGATGGGAGTCCCGCCGTATCTAGTCGGCGTTTCTACCGGATCATATTCATATCAAAACGCTTCCCAAAGCCGTATCGATCTTGTGACTTTTGGGTGTCTCCCATTGATGAATTGCATCGCGGAAACATTGTCAAGCGATAACGTCCTTCCGCGCGGAACAAAAGTCCGTTTTGATACTTCCGACTTTTTAGCCGAGGACTATATGGGCGGAGACGTCGAGGAAATTGAACCGGTGGATTCCCCGGACGAAATATCAGATATGCCAGAAATGGCGACTCAATAGGTTTAGGATTCGATCATGATTCGTTTAACCCCGCAAAACTTCACAGTTGACGCCGCCGCGCCAGACGCTCCAGCACGACGAACCGTTTCCGGCGTCGCGGTCGTTTATGGTGTTGAGGCCACGGTTTCCGATGGGACTCGCGTCAAGTTCGCGAAAGGCTCGCTACCGCTTGACGGTCCAGCGCCTAAAATTTTTATGTATCACGACTCCAGTCAGCCGGTCGGCATTTTGACCGAGCGAATCGAAGCCGAAAATTCGGTTCTTTTTACTGGCAAAATTTCGGAGACAACTCTCGGAAATGAATTTTTGGTTTTGGCCCAAGATGGAGTCGTCGATCAAGTTTCGGTCGGAGTGAATCCCCTTAAATTCCGTTACACAAAAGACGGAGTAATGGAAATCCTTTCGGCGGACTGGTTCGAGCTTTCAATGGTCCCCCATGGAGCCGTCGCTGGCGCCGTCATAAACCAGATCGCGGCCAGTATCCCCGACGCCGAGGATATCCACGAAAACGAAACCGAAGTAGTGTTAAATGAAGTAGAGAACTCACAAGGAGAAAACGAAATGTCCGAATCAGTAGAAACCCCAGCAGTAATCGAAGCGTCAACTATTGCTCCGCTTTTTGCTCAACCAAAGCAGGCTTTCAAAATGCCAAGCGCCGCCGAATATATTTCGGCATTCTTGCAGGGCGGATCAGTCGCGGCAGAAATGAACGCAAAAATTCAGGCCGCCGCTCCGGACGTTAATACGCTCGGCGGCTCGCTCGATGGTGTGTTGCCTTTGCCGATCGTCCAGCCTGTCTATAACAATTTCCGAGGCTTGCGCCCGCTCATCGACGCCGTAGGCCCTAAGGCCATGCCACAAGGCGGAAAAGTTTTCATTCGTCCAAAGGTCACGACCCATACTTCAATTGGTGGACCAGAAACCGAATCACAAACAATTACCGACGGAACTTTTGTTATCAGCGATGAGCAAGTAACAAAGAAAATTTTCGGCGGATACGTATCAGTATCCGAAGCCTCGATCGACTGGACCCAGCCTGAAGTGCTGTCGCTTTTGCTTGACGACATGGCTCGAATCTATGCAAACCAGACCGACGCTTACGCTTGCTCCGAATTTGAAAGCCAAGTATCACAAACCGCCGTTTTAACTGACGCTTCAAGTGCGGCCGACTGGGCTTCATTTGTTTACGAAGCCGCTACCCAGATTCTCGTTAACTCAAACGGAAACCTTCCTAACGCGCTTATCGTGTCGCCGGAATATTTCCAAGCGCTCGGCACGTTGACCGATGAAGCGGGTCGTCCATTGTTCCCACAAGTAGGACCAATGAACGCTTACGGTTCAATGAACCCGGCCTCCGTTGACGCTTCCGCTTTTGGCTTGCGCCTCGTAGTTGATCGCAACTTGGACGCGCAAGTGTACGTCGGCAATACCGACGGATTCGAAGTGTTCGAACAAGCCAAGGGGGCTATCAGCATCGATACCCCGTCAACGCTCTCAAGGACCGTGGCCTTCAGAGGGTACCTCGCAACCTTGATGATCGATAACACCAAGTTCGTTAAGCGCGACGTTTAATCGCCGAAAGGAGGCCCAATTATGGCCGCCTACTCGGTCGTTCAAAAACAATTAACCGATAATTTCGCCGTCCTCGTTCTCTTAACCCCAGCAGAGATCGAGGTCGGCGCGACTATCGTCGTTACAAACGTTGACGCGACATTTAACGGAACCTTTACCGTTCGCGCGCTTCCCGAATATCTATTCATAGGCGTAGATCAATACGGCGATTTAATTTATGATCCGCTTGTTCCGATCGCGAATCAAGTTCTTTACGCAAAGACCGCCGACGACGTAGCGCGTCAAGCGGCTTCCGGAACCGTAACGATAACCCAGACTTGTACTTGGGTAAGCGCCCAAGATTTATACGACTATTTAGGAATTGGCGTCGCGACCCAGTCCGACGCGAACTATCTCACCATATGCGCGTCGGCTTGTTCTCAGTTCAGTTGGCGCCGACGTATGGAGTCCGGATACACGGATTCGCTCACGACGGTCCCATCGCAAGACGTCAAGCTCGGCGCGATCATGTACGGCTCCGCGATGTACAGGGCCCGAGGCTCCATCGAATCCTTCAATAGTTTTCAAGATATGGGAGTCTCGCCAGTTACCGGCTTAAACGGCATTATTCGCCAGTTGCTCGGAATTGATCGCCCACAGGTCGCCTAATGCCAATTACGCCGACCGTTTACACGGACTTTTTAAACGAAGCCCTAGACGATCTAACGACGACCCTTCAAACGATCCTAAATTTGCAGGTCGTCAACGATCCCAGGAATATCACTCCGCCGTGTGCCCTAATCAATTCCCCGTCTATTGAGGCATATAACAATAAGATCGTTAAAGCGATTTTCACGGTTCAAGTAATGACCTTGGGCCCCGGCAACCTTGACGGCGAACGTTCGCTTTTGGCGATGGTCGCAAAATTGATCGATAAAAATGTGGCGGTCACGTCTGGCCGTCCGACCAATATCGACATAGGCGGAACCGCGCTTCCGGCTTACGAATTGATAATCCCCATAATGGCTACGTCCAATTACTAAAGTAAAGAAAGAACGAAGGAGAATTTCAAAATGGCTTCATATTTAGCAAACCCAGTTATCACTATCGGCGGCGTGAATCTAACCGGTTTCTGTACTGCCGCCAATGTCGTTAGGCGTTTCGACGTTTTGGAAAATACGGTTTTCGGAATGACAGACCGCAAGAGCCAAAAGGGCCTCGGCAACCATGAAGCGACCGTAACTCTTTACATGGATTACAGCGATAACGCGACTTATGAAGTCCTGTCGCAATTGGTCGGAACCCAGACGACAATTATCGCGACCCCAGCAAGCGGCGCTAATTCGCCTACGAATCCGGGCTTTACTTTGGTTGATACTTTGCTGGCCGAATTACCAGTCCTAAACGCGAGCCTCGGTGAACTTCAGTCCATAGACCTAGTTTTCACACAAGGCGAATATTCAGTCGATATCTCATAACGACGGCCGTTCCTCGGCCCGACACAAGGAGCAAAAATGAAAGTTAAGTTATTCATTGACCGTAAAGGCGACGGCGAAAACATCGAAACCGTTTTCACGAACCTATTCGTCATTACCGAATGGGAACGTATCGAGAATCGTCGCGCGTCCGATGGTCGCGGATTCGGAATGACCGAAGTTACCGTCTGGGCTTATCTCACTCTTAAAATGCGCGGAGAAAAACTTCCCGACACATGGCGCGAATGGGTAAAAGAGAATCCGGAAATGATTATCACTTCGGAGGATAAAACGGACGTAAACCCTACGGAGGCGGCTACCGTCGGCAATTAGCCGAATTGTTAGTCGCCTTAGGTTGGGCCCCGAAATTTTATTCCGAAACGTTTGACACTCGCGACCTCCAGACGGTGATCTATTGTCTAAAGAAAGCAAACGAAAGGTCAAGCCGTGGCGCGTGAATTTAATCCCCAAATGGGCGACCTTGCTCGTATCGAGGTTTATGGCGTCCCCGAAATGCTCAAACTTTTAAAGACGATCGATCCAGCGTTACGCAAAGCGACCCAAGCAAAAATGAAGTTAGCGGCCGCGCCGATTCTCGCCGAAGCGCGCTCACTTATTCCGGAAGTCGCGATCGAGCCGGGAGAAAAAGGTCGGAAACGTGGCGGAGGCTGGAAAGTTACTGGCCGTCTCGGATATGACGCGAAAGCCGTCCGACGCTCGATCAAGGTCACGTTTAAAGGCTCACGCATTCGAGACAAAAACGCGAACACGTTTCCACTTTTAAAGCTTGTTTTAGGTTCTGCCGGCGGATCGATCTTTGATATGGCTGGACGCTCGGGCTCGGGTAATACCCCATCGGGGACCGCGCTTATCCGTAAACTACAAAAGGACCGAGGTGGAGCGTCGCGCGTTATGTGGAGATCAGTAGAAAGCAAAATCGGAGAAGTCGAAGCGGGCGTCAAAGACGCGATCGCCGACATGGAATATGCCATTAATCAGCGCGCGCAAATGGTCGGTAAATAATGGCTATTTCCGTCCCCATCGTCTCGGAATGGAATCCGCAAGGACTCGATCGCGCGGTCGCCGACTTTAAAAAACTTGAGGGCGCCGGCGCTAAAGCAAATTTCGCTATTAAGAAAGCGGCTCTCCCAGCGGCCGCCGCGGTCGGTGCTTTAGGTGTTGCCCTTGTAGGCGCGACCAAAGCCGCGATGGAGGATCAAGCCGCCCAAGCCGAACTCGCTCGTACTCTTTCCATTAGCGCGTCCGCCACAGACGCCCAGATCGCGTCTAACGAGGAATTAATCTCAAAGATGAGTCTTGCTTCGGGAATTGCCGACGACGCTCTCAGGCCCGCTCTGGCGTCACTGGCAAGAGGTACAAAAGACCTCGGGACCGCGCAAGACGCGCTAAGCCTTGCGATGGATATTTCCACGGCTACGGGGACCGATCTCACTACCGTTTCCGACGCTTTGGCGAAGGCGTATCAGGGCAATATGAAGGGCCTTCGAGCATTGTCCCCGGAAATGGCGACACTTATTAAAGAAGGCGCGGACCTCAATACCGTTATGGACGTTCTCGGAGGGACCTTCGGAGGCGCTACCGCTACGGCCGCCGGAACCGCCGAGGGACAAATGAAACGTTTCGGAATTGCGATCAGCGAAGCGAAAGAAAACATCGGAGCCGCGCTTATACCAGTAGTTGAAAAGGCGCTTCCGCTTTTGACCGCGATGGGATCATGGGCCCAAGAAAATACAACGACGTTTCTCGTTATTGCCGGCGTTATCGGTGGAATCGGAGTCGCCATTTTGGCCGCTAATGCCGCGATTCGAATCTGGACATTAGGCGCGCAAATTGCGACGGCCGCTCAATGGCTTTGGAATGCCGCGCTAACCGCTAACCCTCTCGGGCTAATCGTCGTCGGAATTGCGGCGGTTATTGCGATCCTTGCGATTCTTTACACCAAATTTGAAGGCGTCCGAAAAGTAGTTGACAACGTGTTCGGATTTATCAAAGAAGCCGTAATCGGAACCGTTGACGTAATAACGACATACGTCCAGACGGTGCTCGGCGTATATAAAACAATTTTCAACACGATCGCGAAACTATGGAACAACACGATCGGAAAACTTTCTTTCGAATTCCCGTCATGGGTCCCTGGACTTGGCGGAAAAGGTTTCAGCGTCCCAAATATTCCAATGCTCGCGGAAGGCGGAATCGTTAATTCTCCGACATTGGCGATGATCGGCGAGCGCGGCCCCGAAGCCGTAATCCCATTAAACCGCGCCGGCGGAATGGGCGGAAACTACACGATTAACGTTAACGGCGGACTCGCGTCTAGCGCGGAAATCGGCCAGTCGGTCGTGAATGCGATTCGCGCTTTCAATAGATCAAACGGTCCAGCAAATATTCAGGTTTCGTAATGTCGGCGACGATCGTTCAGTCTGGCGATTATGACCTTTTAATCGACACGGGATTCGATTATGAATCTTTTGTTTTAGATTCCGCGACGCGAGGCATTCTTGACGAGGACATTCTCGGACCTAATTCGTCCTACGCTTCGGTAATTGACGGCGCGACAAATATTTCCATATTCCGCGGCCGACGCGATATCGGCGACCAAGGAATCGTTGCCGGAACTATGTCCTTTGAATTGCTTGACACGACGGGAATCTTTAATCCCTTCGACGATCAAGGCCCATATTTTGATCCTTCAAATAATCAGCCGGGGCTCGCTCCATTACGTCGCGTAATCCTTAGTCGAGAAAACGAAGTCCTATTTAAAGGTTATATAACTTCGTATTCGTACTCGTTTGAACTTGGAGAACTTGACCGCGTTTCCGTTAATTGCGCGGACGATTTTTATTATCTAGCCCAGACGTATCTTTCGGAATGGAACGTTTCCGAGCAACTTTCAAGCGCGCGCGTAACCGATCTCTTAAACCTTCCCGAAGTCGATTTCCCAGCACTCGCCCGAAACATTTCAACGGGAACCGTAACCCTCGGCGGCGCCGCCGCTTGGACCGTACCCAACGGAACTTCCGTCGCAAATTATGCCGCTCAAATACAACAAGCCGAACAAGGCCGAATTTTTATAGATCGGAACGGAAATTTTACTTTCCAGCCGAGGCTCGGGAATACGCTCGCCGGCTCGGTAATAGATTTTCACGATAACGGCGATATCGGAACGGCTGGTTACGACGCGGTAGGAATCGCCTTCGACGCGGATCAAGTTGTCAACCGCGCGTCCGTCCAACACGCGGGAGCGTCGAGTCCGCAAGTAGCCGAGGACCTCGCTTCGCAAGCCCAATATCTAATCCAGACGACCTCTATCACGGGATCACTTTTACATAACGACGCGGCCGCTTTAACGCTTGCCGAATATCTTTTGGTTCCTAACCCCGAACCGCGCTTTACGGAAGTTTCCGTCGGCTTTGTTTCCCTTACTAATGCCCAGCGCGACCTAGCGGCCGTAGTAGATATTGGGGACACGATCACCATCCAAAAGACGATCCAGCAAGGCGCGACGTCTACCGAATTCGCTCAAGAATTAGCGGTTGAAGGCGTACAGCACCAAATTAACGTCCTATCTGGCCATAGGGTCACGTTCTTTACTTCCCCGACGACGATCGTCTATGAACTGATTTTGGACTCGCTCGAATATGGCGAATTAGACGCCTTGAATGTCTTAGGATAGATATCACTATGGGACTAAATGCACAAACAAGCGTTCCGACGTTTACCGCCTCGCAAGTTTTGACCGCTCAACAACAAAACTGGATTAATACAGGAATCCCAGTTTTCGCGACGACAACGACCCGTGACGCCGCTTTTGGTGGAACAAGTGAAAAAACTCTTGCACAAGGTCAAACTTGCTATATCGAAGCCACAAGCGAATATCAAACCTATTCGGGCTCGTCATGGCAGAACATGACCCCGGGCTTAGTGTTTATAAGTACGACGACCATCGGATCGGGCGTTAGTACGGTTTCATTACCCGCTAATACTTTTACTTCCGCTTTTGCCAATTATCGAATCCTCTTTACTTTTCCCGCTTCGGTTACAGGTTCCGCACAATTAACGATTAACACACGTTTACGCGCTGGCGGAAGCGATGATTCGAGCGCGGCTTATTCGTGGAACGGTTTCACGTCGGCCGCCTCGTTAACTAACAACGTAGCCGCAAACCAAACGAGCATTCTTACTGTCTATGTCCGTAACGGTTTTGAAGAACGTTCTTTCGGGTCAATGGAAGTTTATAACCCACAGTTAGCAAGCGAAACAAATATCACGATTAACAGTTGGTCCGATTTTGGCGGAACGTTTTATAACCTTTTTGAAAACGGAATGCTCAACACGACAACAGTTTATGATTCTCTGACTTTTGTTATATCTGGCGGAACACTCACAGGCGGAAAGATTAGCGTTTATGGCTACAAACTATAAAACCCAAGACGGCGACCAAATTAGAGAAATGACAGCCGATGAAATAGCGGCTTTAAAAATTGCTAATGACGAAGTTAAATTCCGCGAAAAACAAGAAGCCGATCGTCAAACGTTACGAGCCGCCACACTTGCCAAATTAGGTTTAACTTCCGACGAAGTAGCCGCTTTATTTAGTTAAGGCCATGACATGGATTCTGGCGTCGTGGTTTCTCTTATCGGTGGCGGTTTCGGTTTACTCGGGATATTGCTCAATAAAATCATTAAAGAAAACCGAACCGATCACGGAATAGTCCGCGACTCTTTAAACCGAATCGAAACAAAAGTCGATCAACACTTGGAGGATCACAAATGAAACCAAAAGACAAAGCGATGATCGCTTCCTACCTACGTTCTTTCGTGGGAGCAGTAGCCGCGCTATATATGTCGGGAATAACCGATCCAAAAGTGTTAGTTAATGCCGGCGTAGCCGCAATTATTCCTCCAGTCCTTCGCTGGTTAAATCCGAAAGACCCTTCGTTCGGCCGTGACAATAGCCAAAGCTAAACAAGGCGTTCCGAACGCTCGCGATTACATCGGTAACGCGGACGGTCCTTCACCTAAA